GACGGTCGGAAGTTGTTTGAAATATCCTTTCGATATATACTTACCAGTTGGTCCAACCATAGTTCCGCTTAACCCAGGACGTTGTTTTCCATCTTTATACACCCATCCGACATGAATCCAACCGCTACCAGATTTTCCTGGTGTAAACTCGAGCAAGATTTGATCGTGTTTACAATTTTCGGTAATCCATTTTGCAATTTTAATAAATTCTTTCTTGCTTCTACCGCCAATTCCCTCGATGTCGGCAGCGGCACCATAACCATGAGCGCCTGGATCGGCTCCTCCTCTGCTGGGGTGTCGACTTCTGTATCCGCAAGAAAGTTTCAGTTTACCCCATTTTTCTTGTGTGGGTTCAAGAATATTAACGCACAGGCAACGTAAATTATTGATGATGTCTGCTACTGTATGTCCGGATGGAGATTTACGCAAACTCTTCCACCCATCTGGACAACCATTACTAGGAAATACGCAGAGGTCTTTAAGTTTGAAATTGGGCGATAGTTGCAGATTGCCATCATACTTTCCAGCCAATGGTGTTAATTGCACTGTTTTACCGCCGAGTATAACTGCATTACACGATTTCGTTGCAACACCAGAGGTATTCGGAATCATTCCAGTTGATGTTTCTGGATCACCAGTATCGGGCGAAGACGTCTCATTTCCTGAAGTTGATGGATCTCCGTCTGTATTGACGCAATCTGGATTATCGCCTTCTGCTGGAGGACTATCATCGCCATCGGAATTCATAATATCATTTTCACCATCATACCCAGTAGTAACATCATTGGTGGTGCGTTCAACAGGTTGTGGTGCAGATACGGATACAGGTTTTTCTAACTCATATGTTACTGGAAGTTTCGCAGATACTGCACAGATTGCATCTTCAGCGGATCCAGCAGAACCAGCAGACGCAGGAACTGTGATAGTTGCAGTGGTATTACCCTTTATATCGGTAGTATCATCTGGACTATTGTGTGTTCCCCTCAGGTTTGTAGTTCCTGCATTCAATGTAGTAATATTTGCTGTTGTTACATCAAGAGTTGCAGTATCAATCGGCGAGGATGTGACCAGTTGTGCCTTCAAACTGATGTTTCCTGTGCTTTCTGCATTAATAGTTCCAGCAGACTTAATATTAACATTGCCCGTCGATTCTTGGTTGATCATCGCGGCAGACTTAATATTAACATTACCAGTGGATTCTTGGTTGATCATCGCGGCAGTTTTTAAATTAATATCACCAGTAGATTTAGCAAGAATTTCTGCATCAGTACATAGGTTCATGTTACCTGTTGAATGGTTAAAGAATGCTCCACCAGATTTGATCTGCGTATTAACTTTGGATGTCAGATTCAACCCTGCATTTGTTGTCAGGTTATATTTACCTGCAGTTCTAGTAGTGACTGCGCCAGTTATTTCAGCATCAACCTTACCTTCATTCTTAACAGAAATATCACCTTCATTTCTGAGATAGATACCATCCTGCACAGAAAGACCAAGTGACCCACCAATGTTGACATTAACATCATTATGGATGTCAAGACTGACTTTACCATGCATTGTTAGTGCAGTGTCGTTCATAATGAACACATTACATTGCCCTGCAATGTGAACGTTAGCATTACCTTCAATTAAAACGAAACCATCTTTTTCAATGATGGAATACCCATTACCAATAATTTTATTTACTTGAGTTCCATCAGGTCCAGTCTCTGTAAAGGTTCCTGACCTATGGGCAATATTTAATCGCTCAAAACCAGGAGTGTCATCGATTTCTAATGCGTGTCCAGATTCACCCGCAAAAACTTTATTAAACGGATACTTTGCAGCGTAAGGAGTTGCTGGTTGTTCCCACGTAGAACCAGAACGACCTGCCATCTTTACCGCACGTTTTCTCGATGCATTTCTTGCTGCTGGTGAAGAACCTAATGACTGAGATGATTTATCACCCGCAGATGTTCTTGGGTCTGGGTTAATATTTTTAGAATTAACGCCAAGCGCCAGACTATTGGTATCTGGTTTGTTTACATAGTCTGGTTTAGGATATGATTTATTTGGATCTGCAAAACCTTTCTCAATTGGTTTTTCTACATTAGTTCCCTCGTGTGTCGGAAGAGCATTTGCAGTTGGAGAATTTATTTGGGAAGTAGGTTCTGCTGATCTTGTATTGTGTTCGATACCATTATCTAGAGTATTCTGGGAAGAATCCTTTAATGGAGCATCTACCTTTTCTACTGTCTTAGTTTGTGTTACTGTTCCATCTGCATCTGTTGTCGTAGTAACAGTTGTTACCGCACCAGATGATTGAACAGTTGACACTGATGATGTAGAACTTCCATCAGCAGAAGTTTCTGTTGCTTGTGAAATCGCGGAAGAAATAGTTTGCGTATCTGCAGTAAAATTTGTTAGAATTTCATTCTTCGCTGATACACATGCTTCATATGTAAATGTTAATCTAGATCTATCTGCTTCTTGCGCTTTAGCATCAAGTTGCTTAATCAGAGTTTCTACATCAGCAGGATCGTCGAAAGCAATTGTTTTGTTGCTTTCAACATCATCAGTTTTAGCATTAGCATCATTAGTTTTTAACTGTGTTAGTGCTGTGATAATACTTGGATATGTGTTGGGTAACCATTCCACTACAGTTTCAATAGCAAGTAACCAAGTTCCGCCAGATCCTCTACCATGTAGAGAATCACGTTCTGCTGCTTTTATTTGATTGAGTTTAGATGCTGCATTAGAAGCAAGAGTTGCAGAATTTGCATCTGATCCTTCAAATAAAACTCTTCCATTCTCAACCTTATCTACAACAGAAAGTTTAAAAGTTTCTGCACCAAGTTGTTCTAATGTAGTTAAAATACCATTCTGAATAAATCTGAATGGATTTGTTACTGATGTAGTAAAACCAGAAGAATCAACGACACTAGCAGTTTTCTTTACGGAAGTAACGACTTTAGCAGAAATAGTTCCATTGGAAGTTAATTCATATGTGATCGTTCCATTATTAATTGTCTTAACAATTTTCTTAGGAACTTCTTTTGCCTCTACTGGGGAATTAGATGTTTTTACAGTTTCAACAGTAGTTTGTCCAGCAGGTGTTTCTGGTTCAACTGCGGGAGGAGGTGTTACTTCTTCATCCTTGACTATACTGGTAGTACCAGGAATTGGTCCAGGTGTTGCAACCTTTTCTGCGGGGAGCGCAACAGCATTGTACCCCACATCGAACCAATACTTCGCAGATACACCACTTGTATCTGTCTTGATATTTCCTCGTAAATAATTTTGTGTGGAATCAATATCCCAGCACAGTGATAATGCCAATGCGCCAGCAAGAGTTTTCTTATCAACCGATTCATTTATTGCACGAGATGTCAGCAATAATTGATATGTAAATTTTAGTAGATTTGAAGCAGCGAGATCTTGCAAAAATGGATTTTCTATGAATCCTCCATGCATGTCGCCGTGGTCTGTCAAAGCACCATCTGAATTCTTCGTTGCTAACTGCGGGTGCACAGAAACATTAAATCTGGGATCGCCACCATTAATTGGATAAATTAACATGTAGTATAATGCATTATTTCGAGCATTGACAGGCGCTTCAATTATTCTTGTTTGCTTAGACCTGTTGTACTTCACGAATCGACTATACCAACTTTCGTATTCCTCGTTACCCTTCGAAGGAACAGGAATGTTTGGCAAATTATTGCTGATCCATTTATTCAAATCACTACCGAATATTCCAGCATCAATAAGTTGCGTTACGCCAAGTTTATAAACACCATACTCACCATCCGCATGAACAACAGTAAATTTCCATTGATCACCAGTTTCTGTTAGTTGACCACCCTTTATTTCTAATAAATTGTATCCAGGACCAGGAGAAGTTTGTCCAAAATTATAAACTTTCTTATAGTATTGTAAAGTCATCGCTTTTTGAATTTCTTTCAAAAGCGTAACTACATCATCGCGAGTCAGAGAACCGATAGTTTCTTCTTCGCTCATGTTGATTGTATCAACTGTCGTAAAATACGGTGTAAATGGATCAGGTTTTTTCATTAGTTATACCTTATACTTATTTCTATAGAAGGCAAATTTCTTTTTTCTATCGGCAAGACCGTTTGCTGGATCGCTCCCATTAATTGCTGTAGATACGAACTCGACATCGCCCCATCTATTATTTTTGCCGATTTTAGATCGTTCTTTGTTGAAGTAGTAAAGTAGTATTTCTGCTGCGACTTCTTTAGTTGCTGCTAACTCTGGATTATTTTCTAAATCTCTTTGAGTACCAGTTGCGGTTTTAATGTATTTTGCAGCGTTTCGATAATTATTTTTCCAAGTAAGTTGCAAAAACCCTCTTCCGCGATATTTCTTTCCATCTCCTGGTTTCGTATTACCATTTTTTCTTGCTCTTTGTCTACCGTCTGGGTCTATACTTGTAATATCATAACCGCTATGAGCCTTTGACCCGTCTCTGCGTCTGCCATTATTAATATAATTGTCGTCACCCACTTCTGTCATTATCGTGAATCCACCAGTCTCATGATTGCATTGTGCCATTATCATAGCTTTGGCAAGCGGAGTATATCCATTTATTTTTTTACCATTAATATCTAACCAAGATGCCAAATATTCTTCCAGATCTTTTGCATTACCACTTGGTTGTACCACATCACCGAGATCGTCACCAGAACCAGAATCCCCGCTACCTGTTGCAGAATCACCAGAAGATCCAGATCCCTCGGATGGCGCACAATCTGCAGATGCCAGTCCTCCAGGAATTGACCCGACTGTACCAAAGAACATAGGGTGTTGTCCGTTTTCACCGTCAGCAAAAAACCCAACAACCCAAGAACCTTCTACTGCGCCTGTCGGTGACCAACCAACACCAGAACTTCCCGCTGAGTTTGCAGGCATCACAGGAATTGCCCATGGAAGATCTTCTGATGGAAGTACTTCGTTATCTTCGGTATGATACCCAATAATTCTTACTCGACACCTGCCTAGTCGCAGCGGATCGTTTCTATCCTCGACCACTCCAAACCACCAGTAGAAGTTTGCATTATTATTAGATGTAATATTGTCCATTGCCATGTTTTAACTTCCTATCTCACTATTGACACGTTCGAGAACCTTCGCATAACTTTTTGGATGTAATCCGTCATTTGAAGGGAATTCCGACAGTTTGATCGTTTTGTCACCATATTTAGATGCAACACCTTGAATCTTTTGTGCAATCGCACTATCATATGGAAGAATCCAGATAACTTTCTTAGATTGTGCTTTAATAGATTCTCTTACTGCAGTTGCATTTTCGGCAGTCTTAATATTCGGGAATCCTTTATCATTAGATCCCATTGATATGACTGTATAATCAGAACCACCTTTAGCAACATAGTTTTGTTTAATTTTGTCAGTATTCCATCCAACCGTAGCATTTGTTGTTGCATCCTTGGCGGAAGTTCCTAGACCCTGTGCAATACTATCGCCGATAAACGAACCTTTACCAACTGGTTTCGTCGACGATGCTGCTGGTGTAGCAGGATCTGTTGTGGTTGGTGCAGAATCAGAAGCTGGAGTACTAGTATCATCCGACCCACCAAGTTCTTCAACTTCATAAATTTCTTGCGCATAAGAATCTTTGGAAATTTCCAAAAACATAGTATGGCGCAACGGAGATATTTGATGGTGTATCGCAGTTATCATGTAGATACCTGTTACAAATTTGTCCCATATCAATGCTTCAGAATCCTCTTTAGTTTTCTCCCCGACGGACGGATAATATAGTTTGATCATTCTACCAACTTCAGCATCCGTTCTTCCAGGAACTGTTATTTGTAATCTTAATGTGGTTAAGTCCATCAACGAACTATTTCTCTGCGACACAAATTCCTCAGGATGTAAGTCGATAGAATCTTCAGTTGAATCCAGCACACCAGGATTTACAGTGGAAACAAACGGTTTAGTGTCAGATGACCGCATCACATTAATCGGAAAAATCATTTTGTATTGTTTGTCGGTTTTGGTAGGGTCATTTATATCAATGTCAGGGAATGTATATGCTCCTGAAGATGGATCTAATTTTCCATCTTCCATGTGATTATATTGTTTATAGTTGAACCCATGATCATAATAGTATGCCGTATATTCTTTCTTCACCATGTTGAATGAGTGAACAGTGCTGGCAAAGTGACCTAAATCTTGACTCTTAATGACATCCAAGTTAGTAATAAATTGCAGCGCTTCAATAGTTTGAAATCCCTTGACCAAAGAAGAAACCGTTTGCAAATCAGATAAATTAGTATTATAAACGAAGGCTGAATATATGTCTCCGTTTTCTAACTGATTTTTAACAAGACCCTCGATTGACGCAAAATAGAATGCTTTGGTTGTTTCATAAAACATAAAAGTTGGAGATTTATTCAAGTTTCCAATAGATCGTTTCGCCAACCAATTTATACACTGAAACGGCGACCACATCGGCGACACGAACGTTATTTCTGATTGGTGCGGAGAGTCGGCAATATACAGTTCGGTATATGCCGTTTCATCCGTGATATCATATGATGATTCGCTGCCCGTTTCAGGCGCTGCAGGATTGTCTGATCCTGTGCTAACTTGACTTTTACGATTAAAAAACCGTTCTGCTTTTATATTTTCTTTGAAAATTTCAGCAACAATTTCGTCAGTTGGACCTTCGAATTTTTTACATATTTTTACAACATTATCAGAAGATGCTTCTATAGAGCAAAATAACAACTCATAATATTGCTCTCTGTCATTGTTTAGTTTACGATTCTTAACTGCATAAACTGAAAATGACTTTTGGATTTTGTTGATAGGATCGAATGTTCCTAGATCACTTTTGGTATAACCACCCAACTCTTTCCATGGTGTTTGAATATCCATAGTCAGAACTTCATCACCAATGATTGGCAATCTACCGATAAGATTTAACGAATCGCGAATGATTACTGAACCATGTAAAGAAGGAGAAAAAATATCTTCATACAGATTTATTTCCATCATGAATGGTTTAAGATCCAGAGGTTCTTCTGTTGATACAACATTTAGAGTCAGAGATGAAATAATTACATCTCCTGGTTTTGTCATCGAGTCACTGATTGCTGGCGAAGGTTTAGATTTTTCTTGCCCTGTTGCGGGTTCTGCCATTATTAATTACCTACTAATCAAATTCGAGTATAAAGACACAAATTCCGCCAAATATTTTGGTTCCAACATCTTTATTTCTCGTTTACTATTATTTAGTTCTTCTTCATATTCGTAATTGGAAACAACAACTACATCACCGTTCGCAATATCAGTTGCATCATAATCCACGATTATTTTAAATGCATCAGATGTTCTATAATGATGGGGTAAATAAATTCCTGTCTCGCCATATTTCTTTTTGCAATATGCAAGTAAATCCGAATTACCCATTGGCCATTCTCTTCGCGCATCAACGATTTCATTTATCGTCATGATCACCCAATGATAGTCTGGGTTACCATAAAACTTATCGGAAACTTGCTCGATTGTATAACCATCTGGAACAGTGATTGTCTGCAATAGAACAACATTACTCTTAAATTTATTCAGCGAGATTCTGCGAAATATGTCAGTTACAAGTGTCGCGGTATTGGGCGTAATCGTATTGACTAACAATCGCGGGAACATGGAAAACAGCATATTAGTATCCCTTCTCAATTCTATCTGTAGTCAAAGTTTCCAACTCAGAGAATTGTAATCTAATAAATGCTTCAGTTGGACATCCGTTTTCGAATGTGGTAAAACCTTCTGCGCCATAATCAATAGTCATATCTGTCAACACACAGTTCGATATTTTTCTTACATAAGTATTCTCAGCACCATTATGATAATAGATTATCATAAACTCTGATGGATATGTTTGAAACAAACCATTAGGACTCATTGTTGGATGCATGTGTGAAGTGAACAACTCAAGTATACCAGAATGTGGTTCACCATTCGTTCCAGTTGGGCGTCCGAAAACCATCTCTGCTTCAGCAGGAGTTCTTGGCGCAAATCTGTAGTCGAACGAGAACTTTCTGAATCCCATAGATCTAAATAATTGTTCTTTGTATGGGTTTTCTACTTTCTTGGAAGTTGCCTGTAGTACATTAGTAAACTGATCGAAACCAGCGATATTGGCGACACGACCTGCCTTTCTTATGAGATAGTCAGCAGTTTCCGAACCCTCAGTAAATAAACCACCCACTGATGATTTACCTGATGCGAGACCACCAATGAGTGCACCAAGATCTGCGGTTTCATAGTTGGCATTATATCCCGTCGACAGTTTATCTGGAATATATAGAACTATCTCATCGCTACCGATTACTAGACGTTGTTCCCCTGCAATCGCACTAGCAGCAAGACCTGCCGCAGCACCCGCCCCTGCCCCTAAAATTCCGCCCACAAGACCTGCTGCCATTTTTACACCAATTGATACTGGACCACCTGTGGCGTTAGGATTTTTGTTTACAGCAGTACCGCCGTTCTTGAGGAGCGAGTCACCAAGGGAAGCAGCATTACCTGCACCAACAGCAGCGCCTATTGGAGCACCAATTATCGCACCTGCTGCTGCTGATGCTATTCCACCATTTTCTGGATCGACTCTGTTCTGATCTGTCTGATCAAAAATTCTACCACCACCATTTGACAATAATTCCTTGCCTCGTTTCGTTCCTTCGCGCACGAGAGGATAGAAAACAACATAATGCGGATACTCTGCAGAGTTTCCGACATCCATTGGATAACGTCGTTGCCCGTCTTTATCCAGCGGTGTTTCTAAAAAATTAACAGGCGCAGTTCCTCTGCTGAACCTACTTTCTTTTTTGGGTTCAGGTGCCTTTGTGGGTGCAGCAGGTGCAGTTGCTCCTGGGGCAGGAGTTTGCGTAGGTGCGGCAGGTGCAGGAGTTAATGCCATCTAGAATAAATATCCTATTAAGTATAGAGTTTGGAATATTTATATGAGTTATGGTAAGGAATCTTTGAAAGGACTGTATAAAATACAGGATCCAAAGAAATACATTGGGAATCCAAACAATATTGTTTACCGCTCCAGTTGGGAACTAAAGTTCATGAAGTGGTGTGATAATAACGACAACATATTGGAATGGGGATCTGAAGAGTTACCCATACCATATATCTCTCCTTTAGATAATCGAGTACATAGATATTTCGTGGATTTTTATATCAAGGTTCAAGAAAAAAGTGGTGTTACAAAGAAGTATCTGGTTGAGGTAAAACCGCAGAAGTTTACTAAAGAACCCAAAGTGCCTGCTAGAAAAACAAAGAAGTTTCTACAGGAAGTTATGCAATGGGGTGTAAACCAAGCAAAGTGGAAATTTGCTACTGAGTTTTGTGAAGATAGAGGATGGAAATTTATCATCTTAACCGAAAACGAGTTAGGAATCCGTAATAAATAAGAAGGAGAATATCTATGGCAAAAGCAAGTAGCGGAAATAACAAGATTTCCTTTACCAATCAGAAAAAGGGCAAGACATCAATTGGTGGTAGTGCTTCTTCGATAAAGTTTTCGACCATGAATAAACGCAAACGTGCGAACTATAAAGCATACAGAGGACAAGGTAGGTAATTGGCAAATCCGTTTCAGAGACTTCGCGCCCAAGCAGGTGATGGACAAAAGTCCATGGATTGGTACATGCGAAATGTGAAGAATCTCGTGGGCGCGAGGTTGTCTCAGAACAGCGTAATGAAATCAGATATTGGTGAAATAAAAACCAATATCGAGATTGGTTCGATGTATATGTATTTCTATGATCCAAAGTTGAAGGAAGAACTTCCTTTCTATGATACCTTCCCATTAGTGCTACCATTCGGTCCAGCAAAGGGTGGGTTCTATGGAATCAATTTACATTACTTACCTTACCTGCTACGAGCACAAGTTCTTGGTGAGTTGTTAGATTACAAGACAACCAAGACATATTCTGAAACAACCAAGATGCGCATGTCATATAATCTGTTGAACAACCTGAAGAATGCTAATGAGGTTAAACCTTGCATCAAACATTACCTATCTGGTCATGTCAATTCGCAGTTCTTAAAGGTTAATCCTGCAGATTGGCAAGCAGCAATATTCTTACCGATCGAGAACTTTGTGGGTGCCACAAAGGAACAGGTATTCAGAGATTCTAGGAGCAAATTCTAATGGCAACAGCAGGTCATAATATTACCGATTTTGTCGCACGTGTTCGTGAGACTGACTTCGCAAGATCTAGTAGATTCGAAGTAAGGTTTTCGACTCCTGGAGTTCTTGGCGTAGGTGGTGATACAAAAGAAATCTCATTAATGGTTGAAGATGGATTGTTCCCAGGAATTCTTGTTGGAACAAGACCGTTCAGAATAAACAATTTAAACGAGCAACGTGCAAACGTAATTGATTTTGGCGGTGATGCCATAACATTCACCTTTCTAGTTGACACAACATGGGCAGCAAAACGATTTTTTGAAGATTGGATGACATCAATCATTAATCCTGTCACCAGATATGTTAGTTATCCTTATGATTATCTTTCAGAAATAGAACTTGTCTCATTAAATAATAAAGATGAAGTCATTGCTGAATGGAGAATACAAGAGGCATTTCCTCGTTCGATGGCACCTATTTCTATTTCTGCAACCAATTCTGAAGTTTTGCGAATGCCAGTAACGTTTGCATATACAAAATGGATATCCATTGGCGTAGATGGTAACGCAGATTCAGAATCAGAATCTGACTACATCAACGATGATATCATCGGCGATGATAATATCGACGCTAACGCTGATCAGTTAATAAATGATGTTGAAAATGACATCCCACAATTTGAAGACACTTAAATAATTGGAGTAAATTATGGCGCTACCTACAATATCAGTACCGACATTTGACGTTGAAGTATATTCAACAAAACAAAAGGTATCAATGAGACCATTCCTCGTAAAAGAGGAAAAGATTTTAATTCTGGCAGCAGAATCAAATCAACGAGCAGATATGATTCGCGCAATGCAGCAAGTCATTAATTCTTGCTCTGATGGTAAGATTGACTCAGAGAAACTACCATTCTTTGACATACAGAACATCTTTATTAAATTGCGCTCACAGTCTATTGGCAAAGAATCCGAGTTTAATTTAATTTGTGGTGAATGTGGACACAAAACTCCAACAATCTTAGACTTAGACAATATTGAATTACAAATATCTCCTGAGCACAAGAATAAAATTATGATCACTACTGACATTGGTGTTATC